TTCTTTGGCTTATCGTCAAGGTCGTACTCGCCGTGGTTCTTATGCCGCTTATCTTGATATTAGCCATCCCGATATTATTCCTTTCCTTGAGATGCGAAAACCAACAGGAGACCCCAACGTCCGATGCCTAAACTTACATCATGGTATTAATATCACCGATGACTTTATGAGTATCATTGAAAAGTGTATGTTGGATCCAGAAGCAGATGATTCTTGGCAATTGATTGATCCACATTCAAATGAAGTGAGAGAAACAGTATCGGCTAAGATGTTGTGGCAAATGATTCTTGAGCTTCGTATGCATACTGGTGAACCATACATTCACTTTATTGATACAAGCAATAGAGCAATGCCACAACACTTGAAAGACTTAGGTTTGAAGATTAATCAATCAAATCTTTGTTCTGAAATTATTTTACCTACTAATGAAGAACGCACAGCTGTATGTTGTTTATCTTCTTTGAACTTGGAGACTTATGATGATTGGAAAGATAACAAACTTTTTCTTAGGGACGTCGCTGAGATGTTGGACAACGTTCTCCAGTATTTCATTGACAATGCTCCTGATAGCATATCTAGAGCAAGATATAGCGCCAGTCGTGAGCGCAGTATTGGTATTGGTGCACTTGGATTTCATGCTTATCTCCAACGAAATAAAGTGGCCTTTGAAGGAGTAATGGCAAAAGTTGCCAACAATAAAATATTTAAACATATTAAAGAAGGTTTAGATGATGCAAACAAACAACTCGGAGCCGAGCGTGGGGAAGCTCCTGATGCAATGGGTACTGGGAACCGCTTTTCTCATGTTATGGCCATTGCTCCTAATGCAAGTTCTTCCATTATCATGGGTAATACTAGCCCTAGCATTGAACCTTATAGGGCAAATGCTTACCGTCAAGATACTCTATCAGGTTCTTACTTAAATAAGAATCGTTGGTTGGATGAATTGATTATTGCAGCATCAAATGAAAAACCACAAGGTTGGTATGACGATGTTTGGTCTTCCATTATTGCAAACGATGGTTCTGTTCAACATTTAGATTGGATGTCAGAACACGATAAAGATGTATTTAAAACATCAATGGAGATTGACCAACGTTGGGTGATTGACTTGGCTGCAGATAGACAAAACTATATAGACCAAGCACAGTCATTGAATCTATTTTTTAGACCTGATGCTAATATTAAATATCTACATGCCATTCATTTCATGGCATGGAAAAAAGGATTAAAGACCTTATATTATTGCCGTTCTGAGAAGATTGGTAAAGCTGATAAGGTTTCAAAGAAAATTGAAAGACAAGTTATTAAAGAACTAGATATGGCCGAAATTGCCCAAGGCAATGACTGTATCGCATGTGAGGGTTAAAATGAAAAGACTATTGAGATTTACAGCGTCATGGTGTCAGCCATGTAAAGTGTTAGAAGCAAATTTGGAAAGAGCAGATTTAAATATGCCTATCGAAGTTATTGATATCGACAAACATGAAGATATTGCTAATCAGTATGGCATTAGGTCTGTTCCTACTTTAGTCATGTTAGACGAGAATATTGAAGTGAAACGTAATGTTGGAGTCAAAACACCAAAACTTTTAAAAGAGTGGGCAGAAGCATGATTAAAAAAACAGATACGAGGATTACAGATGAAAGAGCATATTTCAAGCCGTTCAACTATGCTTGGGCATACGATGCATGGCTTAAGCACGAGCAGTCTCATTGGATGCACACAGAGGTTCCTATGCATGAGGATGTTAAAGATTGGAAAAAGAAACTTACTGAAGAAGAAAAGAAGTTCCTCACACACATCTTTAGATTCTTTACTCAAGGAGACATTGATGTTGCCGGTGGGTACGTTAGAAATTATTTACCCTATTTCCCTCAACCTGAGATAAGAATGATGCTCATGGGCTTTGCTGCTCGTGAAGCATTACACATTGCTGCTTATTCACATTTGATTGAAACACTTGGTTTGCCAGAAACCACTTATAATGATTTCATGGAATATAAAGAGATGGTTGAGAAACATGATTATGTACTTGATATTTCTAGACAAAATACAACAAGAGAAAACACAGCAACACACATTGCAGTATTCTCTGCTTTTACTGAAGGTATGCAGTTGTTCTCATCATTCATTATGTTGTTGAATTTCCCAAGACATGGTAAAATGAAAGGCATGGGTCAAATCGTTACTTGGTCTATTGTTGATGAGACACAACATGCTGAGAATATGATTAAATTGTTTAGGACATATATTGAAGAAAATCGTGAGATATGGACTGATGAATTAAAGAGTCGCATATATACGATTGCAGAGAAGATGGTTGAACTTGAAGATAAGTTTATTGACTTAGCATTTCAAATGGGACCAATGGAAGATTTAACACCGGAAGATGTTAAAAAGTATATTCGTTATATTGCTGACAGACGTTTGATTTCTTTAGGACTCAAAGGTGTGTTTAGAGTAAAAAGGAATCCTTTGCCTTGGGTAGAGGAAATGATTAACGCACCGACACACACAAATTTCTTTGAGAACCGTGCTACAGATTATGCAAAAGGAGCATTATCAGGCAATTGGAGTGATGTTTGGGCTTAACACATAGGAAACAAAAATGAATAGAATAGTAACCGGAGAATGTGAAAGCTGTGAATCAACTTATGAGGTATCGTATATGGAAGAATTAGTATCACAAGATTTGCCAGAAAGATGCCCCTTTTGCGGTGAACCCATCCAAGAATTATCAGAAGACTATATAGAAGATGATGATTCTGAGGATGAGGATGAATGGGAATAAGTGATTGGACATATGAAGGTGAATCTTTTACTGAAGACATGATTGGTGACAATTATGGATTTGTTTATTGTATAAAAAATCTTACCAATGGAAAAAAGTACATTGGTAAAAAATTCTTTTATTCATCTAGAACAAAACAAGTAAAAGGTAAGAAAAAGAAATTTAAAGTATCAAGTGATTGGTTAACATATTTTGGTTCTAATGAAGAATTAAAAAAAGATGTTATGACTAATGGCAAAGATACTTTTACACGAGAAATTATACACCTTTGTAAAACAAAAGGTTTGTGTGGTTATCTTGAAGCGAAAGAACAGTTTGTGAATGGAGTATTGGAGAATGAAGATTACTACAATACATGGATTATGGTTAGAGTGAGAAAATCACATATTAAGGATTTAAATGTTTGAATTTTTTAAAGATATGTCAAATGATTATGATATCATGTTCTTTTTACCACATGAAGAACTAGAATCTAATGTAGAAGTACACCTAAAGAAATTTGCCGATCCTGGTGAACCTGTGGGAGGAAGTGATATTGGATCCGAATGGCACGTGGTACTATTTAAAATTGACGAAGAAGGATTAGCCGAAGATATTGACACATTTGATGCCATCTTTTCGGATCCTAAAGAATATGTTTCAACATTGATACCACTTAACTTTTTTGGCGTTGTAGCCAGAAAAACCACAAAATCTAAAATATTCCTGGACGACTTTATTGACAAACTTTCACCTGCATGATATAATGCAATTTTGAAACTACTGAAAGTTTATTATGATTCTCGTTGACTTGAACCAAGTCTTATTGTCTGGTTTAATGGCTCAAATCTCAAACCAAAAAGGCGCAAAGTTAGAAGAAGACTTAGTTCGCCACATGATTCTAAACATCATTAGGACGCACCTAAAAAACTTCCGTGGTGAATATGGTGAAGTGGTGTTATGTTCTGACAATCGTAAATACTGGCGTAAGGATTTCTTTCCTTTCTACAAAGCCGGACGTAAAAAAACCCGTGAGAAATCCGATTTAGATTGGCACTTAATCTTTGATATGTTAGCCAAATTCAAAGTTGAGCTTAGAGAAAACTTCCCATACAAAGTATTGGATGTTGAAGGTGCTGAAGCTGATGACATTATTGGTATCTTAGCACCAATTGCTGTCAAGAATGAAAACGTACTAATTATTTCCAGTGATGGTGATTTCATTCAGTTGCAAATGTACAACAATGAGTTTAACAATCCATACTCAATTAAACAATACAATCCAGCACAAAAGAAATTCATTATCTCTACTGATCCAGTAAGAGACTTGAAAGAGAAGATTATCACTGGTGATAAAGGTGATGGTATTCCTAACGTGTTATCAACAGCAGATTGTTTTGCTCGTGGTGTAAGGCAAACACCTATCACCAAAGGCAAATTAGAGAAAATGATGTCCGAAGAATATGATTTGTGGACTGATGATGTGGCAAAAACAGGTTTCTCTCGTAATCAAGTATTGATTGACCTGAGAAACATTCCTGGTGATATTAAGACTAAAATTATAAATAGTTATGAAGAAACTAAACCTGCACCTAAAGGCAAAATTCTTAACTATCTTATCCAAAATCGACTTAAAAACCTAATTGATGTAATCGAGGAATTTTGATGAAAAATATACATGAAGTATTTGATGAGTTTGAAGAAGCAAAAAACAAAAAAGAAAGAATGGCAGTTATTGAAAGAAATTTGTCACCTACACTTTTAAAAGTTTTAGAATTGGCTTTTCATCCAAATTATAAATTTAAGATAAAAGAAATACCCGATAACTATAAAATTCCAACAGATGTATTACCTGGAATTACATTTGACGGATTACCTAGTCAATTGAGAAGATTGTATATGTTTCAGGAAGGTAATCCAACAGCAGAAACATTAACGCCTAGAAGAAGAAACGAATTATTAATACAGATGTTAGAATCTATTGAACCGAGAGAAGCCGAAGTTATTTTTGGTATTTTATGTAAAGATTTAGGTGTAAAAGGTTTAGATTATAAATTTGTTAAAGAAGCATTTCCAAATTTGTTACCGTAAGGAGAGAAGGTGTCGAAGTTTGTAGGTAAATTCCGTAAAAATAGGGATTATAATGATGATTATAAGTTTTCAGCAGAGAAAAGAAAGAAAAATGAGCATGCTGAATTGAAGAAAATAAAAAACTATACTTATGATAGTTTATTAGATACATTTGAAAATGAGATATACGATAAACGTAAAGAAAAAAGAGTGTTGTAAAAAACATACACCTCTTGATTCCTACCTTCAAATGTGTTATAATATACCTATTCGAAGGAGTTTGTATGATTTACGTGAGAATACCCAAGTCAAAACCTAAGCTTAAACCTAAAGCTGAGCGTGAGCAATATGACAAATGGCTCAAAAGTCATGAGCCTACTAAAAAAGTTGTATTTCCTAAGAGTCAACCTTTAGTTTATTCTCTAAAGGCGCCTGCTGGTCGTGAGACAAAACACATTCCTTCATTAAATAGTGGTCTAGGTGTAGCAACCAAGGCGCCGGCTAAGATTTATACTGGCGACAAAATGCTCGGAATTGCAACTTTACACAAATCTAACGCTGTTCCTGTTTTTAATAGTGAAGCAGCAGTCGAAATTTCAAAAATGAGGCGTTAAAATGGATAAAAAAATTAGTTTTGTCATAAAATTACAAAAACCGGTGTGTCGTACACCAATCAAACCTATACAAAAGCACAAAAGTGTCGCTGATTTTAGTCGAAAATCTAAACACAAAGCAAATTTGACGCATTTTTTTAACGAGGAGCGCTCAAATGACGGAAACTTTTGATTCGGAAACCGAAAAAACTGAAAATTTAGATTTTTCCGAAGTTGAATTAGCAGTCCGGAGATGGGCTGCTCAAACCGGACATGAAAATGACCAAGAATGGTACAAAAAATTAAAGGAAAGTTATGAGTAACAAGAAATTTTATGACTATACTGAAATTTTTCAGGAAATTCCTGAGGATCCTCAGCACATCATGTTAAAATTTCCCGAGGAATTGCTGGAACAGACAGGATGGACTGAAGGAACAGTAGTGAACGTGAGTGTAGAAGATACCGGCTCAGGAAATGTGTTAATTATCACGCCTGTTGCTAAGTAACAACACAGGATTTTTTAACCGAATGAATATGTGTTATAATAAACGTTATCAACACAGGAGTTTATATGATTGCAAGTGAGTCTTTATCAGTTTCCAAGTCTTTGTTAGCTAAATTGATGGCTACAGAGAATTTAACAGTTGAAGAAAAGAATGTTAGAACAGCTTCATTCGATGTTAAGAATCGTGTATTGACAATTCCAATTCTAGACCAATCATTATCACCTAGTTTATATGATTTATTTACAGGCCATGAAGTAGGTCATGCTTTATGGACAACTGAAGAAGGTATTAGAAAGGCAATGGCCTTAGAAATTCCAACTCCAATTCTCAATTTGGTTGAAGACTCACGTATTGAACGTAAAATCAAAAACAAATATCCAGGTCTTAGAAAATCTTTTGTACAAGCTTATTCTGAGTTGGTTGACCGTGACTTCTTTGGCACCAAAGATGTTGACCTAAACGAATTGAATTTTATTGACCGCACCAACATGCATTGTAAAGGTGGTGCTGGCCTTAACATCAAATTCAATGATATAGAAAAACAATTAGTTAAAGAAATTGAATCCACCGAAACTTTTGATGAAGTGATTCAAGTGTCTTTGCGTGTTTATGACTATTGTAAAGAATTACAAGATAAACAAGAAGAACTCAAAAAGATGTTGGGTGCCGATGAAGGTGAAAATGATAGTGATGATTATGAATATAGTGATGAATCGGAAGATCCACAATATGATGAAGAAGAATCTTCTGATGTAGAAGAACAAAACGATAAACCAGGTGATTCTGGTACTGAAGAAGATTCTGGTTCTGGTGGCGGCGATTCAACAAATGCTTCCGGAAACAAAAGCTCTGGCCAACAATTCCGTTCTTTCACAGACGAAGCCTATAAACGCAATGAAGAAAAATTGTTTAAAGGTGGCAATACAAATTACACCTATGTCAACATTCCAAAAGTTGATACTAAACAGGCAATTTTAGATTGCAAAGACTTTGTTAGAAGGTATAGGAAAGAAACTGCCGATTCTATTAATCCTTCCTACTATGAACCAGATTATGCTCAATTCTTAAAGTTGAAAAAAGATATATCAAAGGTTGTATCTTACCTTGTCAAAGAATTTGAAATGCGTAAGAATGCTGAACAGCTTAAACGAGCCACGGTTGCAAAGACTGGTGAATTGAATATGTCTAAGATTTATTCTTATAAATTTAGTGAAGATATATTCAAGAAAATCTCCGTTGTTCCTGGCGGCAAGTCACACGGTCTGGTCATGTTCTTAGACTGGTCAGGTTCAATGTCTAATCACCTTTCAAATACAGTAAAACAATTACTCTCATTGGTTATGTTTTGTAAGAAAGTTAATATTCCTTATGAAGTATATGCTTTCACAAACAACGACTATTTGGAGTTGTATCAACCAGAAAAGAAAGCTGGCGACCTTAGATTGGGTAGATTTAGATTGATGAATATTCTATCAAGTAGAATGACAGCATCCGAATTTACCTATTCTGCTTCTGTATTAACAACTGTAGGCAGTAGAGAAGGTCGTAGATGTTTAGATTTCTTTTGTCTTTCTGGAACTCCTCTGAATGAAACTGTAATTGCTGCATTAGAAATTGTTCCTGAATTTCAAAAGAAAAACAAACTTCAAATTGTCAACACAATTTTCCTAACTGATGGTGATGGCCATCCATTGAGAAACTTCTATGAAAACGTTTCTGGTGAAATTGTAGAAAATTCTTTTGATTACAGAGGCACTATCATTTTGCGTGATCCAGAAACAAAGACACAAGAAATGTGTGATGCGACCAAATGGGGTAGTACTGACATGACCAAGTCTCTCATTAAAATGTTGAGAAGTAAAACTGGTTCACATGTAATTGGATTTTATGTTCTGTTCTCTAGAGAATTTCAAAGTGCAGGAAAGTTCTTTTCTGGCGGCGTTGACATGTTTATGAAGAAAGAAGAATTCAAGAAAAACAAATTCTGTATCGTAAAGAATTCTGGTTACGATGAATACTATTTGTTGAAATCCGAATTGCGAGATGATGATGAACCTGAATTCACAGTTAGAGAGAATGCCACAACAAAAGGTCTAGTAAATGCGTTTACTAAGTATACCAATGGTCGTGTGACCAACAGAGTAGTATTGAATAGATTTATCGGTTTAATTTCTTAAATAGGAGAAGATATGAGTGATGCAGTACACCACATTACATTGACAACACAAGATAGAAAATCGGAAGTTAAAAGATCCGGTACAAACTATATTGTTGAAATGTATGATACTAATAATAGTAAAAAAGAATTCAGATTAGTTATGTCAGCAACATTTAATTCTGAAGATGAAGCTCAACATGTTGCAGAACAATTTGCATGGGGTGGTGCTAAACCAGAATTATTGAGTGAATGATTATGAATGATGAGACAAAAGAAATCCTGTGTATTGCTCAGGAAGAATGTGCTGAAGTGACACAGGCGATTTCAAAGATTTTTAGATTTGGTCCTGACCAGATTAAATACAATCAGGATAGGACCAACAGAGAGCACTTAGAGGAAGAAATTGGTGACCTTCTTTGCATGATTGATATACTGGTTGAGAAAACTATTATTTCTGATTCCAATATCAATCAAGCAAGGAAAAACAAACGTGATAAGCTTAGACAATGGTCTAACATAAAGCTTTGACAAGAGCAAAATCTAAAATCACCATTACAGCTATTGCTATAGTCGTGATGATTGTATCAGTAAGTACCATATGCACGTTTTCTGTTGTATGAATTGATTAGTGATTCGACTTCAGCAGTAGACTTTGGATTATGTGAACGGAGAAAAAACTCCAATTCAGATTGATACATAGATTTACGGGCTTGAATAATTGATTGGAAGAATTGGCCGATTGCGGATAACATGAGAAACTCCTTGTGAGAATTGTTGATTAAATAAGTAGAAACGATATAAGTGTTACTACTAATAGTATATAGTTAATTATGGAAGACTACAACTTGACAAACGAAGAAGCATTAGAACTGTATCAAAAAATGATGGATGTATACGGAGAGCACTTACCTCATCCTATACATGAACCGGTTCGTTTTGCCTATTATGTAAGAATTTTTAAAAGGTATCACAATGATGACTCCAGTACAAAAGAGAATGTCTGAGATGATGGTGTTAATTGATGACTCTATCATGTTGACAGACAATCCAAAAGATTTATTGATGTTATCGTGTGCTATGTTACAGAGAGCCAGAGAAATCATGGATCATACGATTGGTGAAGATGCAAGAAAACGACTATTCTCGGATTTATCCGAATAACTTAATGGAGATATATTATGCCTAATTGGTGCTCAAACATGGTGACAATCAGCCATGAAGAAAAAGAAAAGATTGATGTGATTCAAACCGAATTGGAGAAAAAAGAACCAAAGCTCTTTAATCTTCTACGTCCAATGCCAGAAAACTTAATTGAAGGTGATGGTTGGTATTGGTGGTGTGTTGAAAACTGGGGTACCAAATGGGAACCAAATATCATGAACTTCAATCGTATCAATGATAACAGCATCTATATTTCAATGGACACCGCCTGGAGCCCACCAATTTCTCTCTACATGCACATTGAAGAATATGGTTACAATATCGATGCACACTACAACGAAGATGGTCTGGCCTTTGCTGGTGAATACAACGAAGGTTATGATGACCATTATGAATATGGTGGAATGTCTGCTGACGAGATGGAGGACAATCTACCAAAAAAGTTGGATGAGCTATTTGGACTTTCTGATAGGCAACGTGACCGTGAAGAAGAAGACGAATGGCTCGAAGAACAAGAAGACGAAGAAGACGAGTTTGCTCCGTTTGAAGACATGGACCGTACAGATTGGTATCCAAAGAAAGTCAAACCTGTTCGTGTTGGTATCTATGAGATTAAGACCAAATCATGGCCTTATCCACAGAAAGCCAAATGGAATGGAAAGAAGTGGTTTGTCAAAGACGTTGATATCAATGAGTTTGACCTAGAAGTCAAAGTCGATGAATGGAGAGGTCTTACAGAGTCACCTGCATCTCATACGATGACCGATGAAGAATTGGAAAAGGCACTCGAAGGACTGAAAGCCGTTTTTGCAGAACTATCTAAGTTAGACAACAATGAAACAGACTGAGATTAAATTCTTTTGGCCGCTGACCGAACAGATACCATTAGACTTGGACTATAAACAGTCTGAAGAATTCTACAAATATCCTTACGGCAATCTTCCTGTATATCAACCAAACGGTACTACCTATACTGTTGGTGAAGGATTGACAACCAGTTTCAGTATCATGCCATCTTCTAATCATGTTGGCCATTGGGAAGTAAATGGTAAAGACTTTCAAGTATACAGAGAAAAAAGACCTTCTTGGATACACCGTACATTTAACAAACTACTCCTTGGTTGGGTATGGGTCGATAATTAACCTGCGGTTTTCACCGCGCTTCCGGACGCTTTTATATTATGATACACAAAAAGAAACTTATTACTAACCTTGAACATATCAAACAACTGAACCAAAGAGACCAGTTGGACAAAGATACTCTGGACCAAATACTCAGAGAAACCTTAGAACACTTCATCTACTTCTACGATGATATGTTAGAAGAACCACGAAAGTATTTGAATTTCGAAGAATACTGGAAGGCTATTCTACCAGTTCTATGGAACGTGAGAGAATGGGATAACGACACCATCAAGTCGTGGATCGAATGTACTTTTGAGGACGCTAGGAGATGACACTTAGACCTACGCCACCAAAGATACAGAAATCTAACTGGCAATCTTGGGTGCCTGTAGTTTGCTTTATCGTTTTATTACTATACTGTATTGCAGACAATCAC